AAGGACTGGCGCCGTGTCGCAACTCGATACGACAAACTGGCCAGAAACTTTCGCGCCAGCGTAACCCTCGCCCTACTCTTCAGGTGGTGGATCTAATTGAGTCCGGAGCCTAGCGGTCACTTTAGTAGTCGAATGAACCGAGGGTCGCATCGGCGCCCCCGACAGCCGCCGTGAGCGGTTCACAATTGCTGGGTCCGCGTCGGCCACCTCACCGGCCGCTTTACAGTAAGCGGCCGAAATCCTAGAGCCTCCGGCTCTGCCGAGGGAGACTTGCCCGCACCCAAAACGATCCGTCGAGGGGACCATATGCCAGACGTAGTGCTCGTACTTGGACCTGTTGCATTTCAAGACTTTGAAATCCCTGCCGCAATAAGTTTCGGAGGACGACAGCGTCTTGCAATTCATCAATTGACGGATGGCCGAAGGGTCATCGACACGATGGGTCCTGATGCATCTGAAATCGCCTTCTCGGGAGTGTTCTCGGGAGCCGACGCTACGCTACGTGCCAGGCTACTGGACTCACTTCGAGTTGCGGGCGATGAACTGCCCCTGACGTGGGATGTGTTCTTTTACACAGTTATCCTGAGCCGGTTCGATGCGAATTACAAGAATCCCGTGTGGATACCGTATCACATCTCCTGTACCGTAGTGCTAGACGATGCTACCGTTGGGCTTGCTTCCGCGATCTCTCTCATCAGTTCTGTCTTGTCTGACGTCGGCGTCGCCGCCAATCAATGCACCAGCCTTAGCATCGATTTTACTGATGTTCAGAATTCCTTGATTGCTCCGAATGCTACGACCCTTGGAAGCGCTGCTTACGTGGCCGCACAGTCCAGCGTCAACGTTACTCAGTCCGCGGTTAATACCCAAATCGGTTCCGCCGAGGCCACGCTTCGGGGCACTGGGTCGTCGAACCCCAGCTCTGCGGCCTCTTTGGTCACAGATCTTATGACATCCGCAACAGCTGCACAGCAACTGGCCGACTTAACGAGTGCCAGTGGATACCTGGGGCGCGCTGCTCGGAATCTTTCGAACGCGAGCACCTAACGTTGAACACGATCACAGTCGTCGGCGGTAATCTGTTTCGTATTTCCGCGGAACAACTGGGCGACGCAACGCAATGGGTAAGAATCGTCCAGTTAAATGGACTCAATGATCCTATGCTTTCAGGTGTCCAGACGCTACTGATCCCTGATCAAGACCCCAACGCGGGAGGCGGCATTGCTACTCAATGAGTCGCAACCATCGTATCGGGTTCCGCGACTTCGTATTCTCGCAAATGGCCAGCCACTAACGGGAGCATACGCGGCAGAGGTCATTGCGAACAACTACTACAGCGCTGATCGCTTTAGCACGGTCATCGCGCTCGGTCCTGATCCATGGGCTGACGCGCCCTTCTGGTCTTCGGAGGTAGATATTCTGATCGATGTCCAATTGAGTCTAGACGATCGAACGAGTTTTACGAGCCTCCTGCAGGGTATGGCCGACACAGTATCGATCGATCCGGTCGAAGGTGTCGTCCGGCTTAGTGGTCGAGATTTCACTGCGGCACTGATCGAGGCTCGGACACAAGAGGCCTTCTCTAATCGGACATCAAGCGAAATAGCTACAATTCTAGCAAAGCGCCACGGCCTTGTCCCTAGTGTGGTTGCCACCACCACCCCAGTCGGCCGCTTCTATCAAAGTGATCACGAGAGCCTCACCCTCGACCGATTCTCGAGAGCCACCACCGAATGGGATCTGTTAGCGTACCTCGCACGGCAGGAAAGCTATGATGCATTCATAACCGGGCGGAGTTTGTATTTCCAGCCGACGATCCAAGTGTCGGCAAACGCCCAATTGCTACGACCGACGGACATGATTCAACTCAAACTAGAACGTGCGTTGACTCTCGCACACGATATCCAAGTTACGGTAAGGAGTTGGAATTCGCTTCAGGGAACGGCGTTCACGGAACGCATCACCAGCACTATTACGGACAGTCCCAATAGTGGTATGGGTCAACCACGCGAGTACGTCGTTGTACGTCCTAATTTGACACCTGATAAGGCACTGACGGTTGCACAGCAACAGCTATCGGAACTGTCCCGCCACGAACGTGTGGTTGAGTTCTCAATGCCGGGTGAGCTCACGCTCACGCCTCGCAGTATGATTCAGTTAGACGGTACCGGAACCGACTTCGATCAGACTTATTATATTAACTCCATTGAGAGGACGCTTCGACCCCAGACGGGGTTCTTGCAGCGGATCCGAGCTAGCAACGGCTCGCCCAGGACCGACCAGGTCCTTGAGGCGGCGAGTTAATTGATGGAGCGGTTCGTTAACGCAATCAAGGCGCATGCCGACGCATTGGTTCAGACCCAGGGCCAACCGCGATTCGCTACAATCACTTCAGTCGACCCGAACACAGGGACAGCACGAGTGGCGTTGCAGCCAGAAGGGGTCCTAAGCGGCTGGCTTCCGATCCTATCCGCCTGGGTAGGTGCCGGTTGGGGAATGATATGCCCTCCCGCACCTGGAGATCAGGTGCTTGTTCTCGCTCAGGAGGGAGCAGCCGAACATGGGGTCATTGTCGGTCGGATATTTTCGAGCCAGCAGGTTCCTCCGCCAGCTCCTAGTGGCGAATTGTGGCTTGTTCATCAGACGGGTTCCTACTTCAAGCTAACAAATGACGGAACTGTTCAAATCGGAGGCGACTTGCACGTAAGTGGAGACGTCTACGACAGCCAAGGATCTTTGTCACGACTGCGAGGCCATTATGATGCCCATACGCATATCGACTCTCGTGGCGGGACAACGACTACAACTAGCGAGCCGGATTAGGGGTACCCATGGCTGACATCGCTCACCAGTGGGGTTCTGACCTGGGGCTCGGGCCGACCGGAGATTTGGCCGTTGTCACTGGCTCCACCCTGGGCCAACAACGCGTCCTAAGGCGCCTTCTTACCAATCCGCTCGACTACATCTGGCAGCCCACCTATGGTGCTGGATTAGCTGGCTTCATCGGGCAGCCCGCGAACGCGTTACAGATCCGCGCCACAATTCGTAGTCAGATCTTCATGGAGGCTATAGTTGCACAAAATCCTGAACCGACTATCAACGTGACGCTCAACCCGGCAGGTGCTGCAGGGGATGTTTATGTGAATATTCTATATGTCGACGCACAGACCGGACAGACTCAGGTACTTACCTTCTCAGTGAGTACATAGACGATGCAGCTTTCACTTCAGACGTTTACCAGCTTGGTTCAGGGTATGGCCGCGGCCGTCCAGGCTGCCGCAGCTCAGCTCCTCGACCTAACGGTCGGCTCAACGCTCCGGGCAATATTGGAGGCGACAGCATCACTTGCATTATGGATGCAATGGCTGATTTTGCAGGTCCTCCAGATGACGCGCGCAGCAACAAGTAACGGCGCTGACCTTGATAGTTGGATGGCGGATTTCTCCCTGACACGCATACCAGCGAGCCCAGCATCAGGAACGGTCACATTCTCCCGATTCAATTCCAGTGTTCCTGCACTCGTTCCGATAGGTGCTCTAGCGCGGACGACTGACGGCACGCAGACATTTGCGGTCACCGAGGACGCTACCGCCCCAGGATGGAACCAGGCGCAAAACGGTTACGTAATTGGCATTGGGATTACCAGCCTTGGTGTGCCTGTTGTAGCACAGACGGCCGGGACTGGCGGCAATGTGCAGGCTGCAGCGATAACTGTCCTAGCATCGGCGTTGTCCGGTATAGACAGCGTATTGAATGCCGCTCCGTTCGTAAATGGTATGAACGCCGAGGCGGACTCCGCCTTCAGGCTTCGATTCCAAAGTTTTATGGCAAGCCTGTCGCGGGCAACCCTTGCAGCTGTCGGGTATGCACTCAGCACTGTTCAGCAAGGGTTAAGCTACACAATACAGGAAAACCAGAACCCTTCGGGAGCATTCCAGCTCGGGAATTTCATAATTGTTGTGGACGACGGGTCTGGATATCCGTCGAACGTACTGTTGTCCATGATTCAGCAGGCTGTGGAGGTCATTCGCCCGGTCGGATCGACATTCGCTGTTTTTGCACCAACGGTCACACAAGTGAATGTCTCACTCACCATTGCGGCGGTAAACGGTACTAACGTAGCTCTTGTTACCCCACAGATCGTCAACGCAATAGGCGCATACATAAACGCTCTTCCTGTCGGCGCTCCGCTCCCGGCTACCATGATCGCTCTAATTGCCTATACAGCATGTCCAAATATCAGCAACGTTAGGTCAATCCTGCTGAATGGCCAAACTTCAGATATTGTCGTACAGCTTTCTGTGGTGCTCAAAACCGGCACGGTTGTGGTTAATTGATATGACAGGCGACCAGCAGGACATTCTGTCTCGTCTGAAACAGGTCCTGCCGCTGGGGTGGTTTTCAGACGACACACCCGTTCTTGACACGATTCTGAGCGGCGTCGCGTTAGCCTGGGCGTGGGTATATGACCTCCTACAGTACGTTATAACCCAGGCTCGCATCTTGACAGCCGAAGACACGTGGCTCGACTTGATAGCGACGGATTATTTTGGATCTGGCCTTACTCGACGTGCTGGCGAGAATGACGGCGCGTATCGACTCCGAATCCAGCTCGAGCTCGTTCGTGAACGAGGGACGCGACGCGCTGTCATCTCGTCACTCGTTGATCAAACTGGTCGATCACCTATTGTGTTTGAACCAGCCAACACTGCGGATACCGGTGGATATGGCGGTATCAGCGGAACGGCTGGCGGGGTCGCCTATGGAGTGGCAGGCGGTTGGGGAAGCCTGGATCTGCCATTTCAATTTTTTGTCACCGCCTATCGACCGGCAAGTGTGGGAATCGGAACCGTATCAGGGTGGAGGTGCAACGGCGGAGGATACGGTCGGGGATCACTTGAATACGTAAGCCTCACAATGATACAGGGTCAGGTTACGGATGCCGATATTTGCACGGCAATCACTGGCGTGCTGCCGGTCGGGGTCATCGCGTGGACCCGAATAAGCAGCTAGCGTCTTCATTTGGCAGCAAGAGGACCATATGGACCGAAACCTAGTTTATCCTGGAAGCATCCCGCTCGACACCGACCTTCTCTCAGTCAACCGAAACACGATGATCGCGCTGGGCTATCTGGCGCAAGCGGTATTGGGCACTGGCCCCGTCGTGGAAGGGCTACCTTGCACGCTGACATCCCCGGCTTCCATGGCTATTGCTATCGGACCCGGCACAATCTCCCAGCTTTCCGTTGTCGACATGCTTCCGTATGGTTCCTTACCTGCCGACACAACGGATCCACTGCTCAAAATTGGGATAAATATTTCTCCAACGAGCTTCACGGTTACAGCCCCGACTACATCAGGCCAATCGGCAAATTACCTCATCGAGGCTGCATTCCAGGAAAGTGACATAGATCCAATAGTTCTGCCTTACTATAATGCCGCCCAACCGTCTCAACCATACAGTGGCCCAGCAAATTCCGCAGCCGCCCAAAATACCTTGCGCACGCAATGCGTTGAACTACAGATGAAGTCCGGTGCACCGGCCACCTCCGGGACACAAACGACCCCTCCCGTCGACAACGGGTGGATTGGACTCTATGTCGTCACCGTCTCTTATGGCCAAACAGCGTTAGTCGCGACGGACATCGTACCGCTTCCGGCAGCACCCTTTTTGTCCTGGAAACTGCCATTGCTGCGTCCCGGGTTAGGCTTCGGAATTCAAAGCTTCACCGTGTCGGGGAATTTTGTTGTTCCCGCGGGCGTCACACAGATCGAGGTTGAAGTCTGGGGTGGCGGCGCCGGCAGCTATGCATCGGTCGCCGGCGTATCCACCGGCACCGCCGCAGGTGGCGGCGCGGGTGGGGGCTATGCACGAAGGAGGATCATCCCCGGCGTTATCACGCCAGGCCAGGTCGTTGCTGTTGTCATCGGCCCTGGCGGTACCGGTGGAACGATAGGCGGCGCCGCGACCGCGGGTGGTACATCGAGTTTCGGATCCTACGTCAGTGCGACCGGGGGATGTTTAAATAATCTCGCTAGTATCACAAGCCCGCAGAACGGCGGTACACCTGGGGGATATGGCATCGGAGGGGACGTCAATCTTACAGGATCTGACGGTCAGGCAGCCATGCTGAACCAGGGAGGAATGGGCGGAGCCGCCCCAATGGGCGGAAGCAAGAACAGTGGCACAACCGGCGTCGCCGGGGTGTTTCCTGGCGGTGGCGCAGGGGGGGCCGGCACAGGCTCCAACAGCAATACGCCATACATTGGCGCTGCTGGCGCACCTGGGTTGGTAATCATAAGGTGGTAAAATGCGAACTTATGCGAGGATTCAAGACGGGCGCGTAGCCGAGCTAGTGGTCACTAGTTTGGATATTTCGACCATGTTTCATCCGGCGTTAATTTGGGTCGACGCCTCGTCCGTGAACGGGATAGCGGAAGGCTGGACCTATGACGGGTCAGTGTTTTCGAGGGCTGCTGTTGCAGAAGTCACGCCCCCAGCATTGTCGATTTCTGCGATGCAGGCTCAACTGGCGATTTTTGCTGCTCAGCTAACGGCGTTGACCAAAACTGCTTGACTGATTTCGTAGGGTACATTCGTCCATGACCGTCAGGCCCGGGTTGGTTCCGCCGCAGCGCAGATCCCGATACACCTAAGGCCTCGCCGAGAAATAAACGAATCAATCGGGTAGCGAGAACGCAGGAATAGAATCGCAGATTTTCTGGACACGGCGCGGAGCGGTGCTGCAACTGCCGACGCGTGATTGATGTCGCTGACATTCGCTTCCGCTA